CCTGGGCCTGTGTCTTCAAAGATTCAAAGTGTTTGGTCTCGACGGCAAGTTTTACGAAATGGACGGAGCAGATTGGGACCGTTTGAAAGACCTTGGTCAATTTGATTTGGTTTATAGTTGCGGAGTCCTACACCACTACCCTGAAGTTGATCAGGTTATCGAAAACATACATCGGGTACTAAATCCCAGTGGCGAACTGCGATTTTTGGTATATGCCAAAAATTCCTGGAAATATGCCATGATCCAAAAAGGTCTGGACCAGTTTGAAGCACAGAGCAACTGTCCTTATGCCAAAGCATACAGCAAAGAAGAAATCTATGACCTGTTGGCTGGCAAATTTGAAGTATTGAGAATTAGACAAGATCACTGTTTCATGTATAATGTACCCAAGTATCGGAAAGGTGAGTACGAACTGGAACCGTGGTTTGCGGCCATGCCGGCAGAAATGAGATCTGCTGTTTGCGAATACTTGGGATGGCATCTTCTAGTCAAAGCACAAAAAATATGAAACTCAAAGTCAGTGAAATCTTTTATTCAGCACAAGGCGAAGGTCGTTTTGTGGGTGTCCCGTCGGTGTTCTTGAGAACATTTGGTTGTAACTTTACCTGCGCAGGGTTTGGCTGTGCGCCAGGCATCAAGTCTGCCGAGGCAGACGAAGTGGCCAAGAACATTTCTTTGTACCGAACATTTGAGGAACTGCCCTTGGTCAATACTGGCTGCGACAGCTATGCCAGCTGGCATCCAGAATTCAAACATCTCAGTCCTAATCTAACGGTCGAACAGGTAGTGGATCGTATGCTGTCGCTGACACCCAATCACAGTTGGGTACAACGCAATGGCAACGATGTACATTTGGTAATCACCGGCGGCGAACCACTGTTGGGATGGCAAAGAGTGTACGAAGACTTGTTGAGTCATGACAGCATGTCTGATCTGCGCAACATCACTTTTGAAACCAACGGCACACAAAAACTACAATCAAGATTTGCTGAATATCTTGATCAATGGACTCACACAGGTTTTGACAACGAAGTCACTTTCAGTGTCAGTGCCAAACTGTCAGCCAGTGGTGAGCGTTGGGAAGATGCCATTTGCCCTAAAATTGTAGACAGCTATCAACAACATGGCACAGTGTATTTGAAATTTGTGGTAGAAACTGAACAGCATTTTCAAGAAGTTGACCGTGCTGTGTCCGAGTTCAGAGCAGGCGGATTTCAAGGCGTGGTATATGTGATGCCGCAGGGAGGTGTGGTCACGCCCTATGATCAAAACCGCGTGCGAGTGGCTGACTGGGCAGTAAGCCAAGGCTATTACTACAGCCCAAGACTACATGTGGATCTTTGGGGAAATGGTTGGGGGAAATGACGCCAGACGTTATGTTAGGAGTATTGGATATGTTTGATTGGTTTAAGAAAAAGCCCAAAAAAGTGGTAAAGCCGGAGCTTCCAGCAGCCAACGAAACTCCGCCTATGCCCAAAGTCAAATCGCCAACCAAGACTGAAAAAGAATTGGCCACTGAGCGTGGCGAGCCTTATGTGGCCATTGTTAGCATGGACATAGATCCTGACAATCTACATCAAGGCGCATTTGAACTGGACTGGAATGACATTTTTGTGGCCAGACTGGTCAAAGCAGGGTACATGCTTAAAGCCACAGACACTGACGCAGACATGGTGGATCGATGGTTTCAAAACGTGTGTAGACACGTTGTGATGGAAACATGGGAACAAGAGCAGGCCATAAAAACTGGCTTTATCAAAGAACGTAACTTGGGCGATGGTCGCAGCGAGGTCAGCTGACTGTGATAGTTTATGTCAATGGCGACAGCCATACAGCCGCAGCCGAAGCAGTGAACTCAGCTGCTTTTGCCGAAGACGATGGATACCCAGAACTAGGGCGCAGGCCTCATCCTGACAACCTCCGAGTCAGCTGGGGTCAGCAACTGGCCGATCGTATCGGCGCAGATTTTGTGTGCGACGCTGAATCAGCAGCATCCAACACCAGAATCTTACGAACCACTCGAGACTGGATCAAACAACTGCCTCCCTGGGAAAGTTGCGTGGTCATTGTTCAATGGAGCACCTGGGAACGCGAAGAATGGCTTCACCAAGGGCAGCACTACCAAATTGGCAGCAGTGGGCTGGATTGGGTGCCAGACTCTTTGAAAAATCGATACCGGCAATTCATTGCGGATGTAGACTGGAATCAGTGTCAACAACTTTGGCACAACCAAATTTGGCAGTTTCATCTTGAACTTGTTCAACAACACATACCGCATTTTTTCTTCAATGGCAACAGCTATTTTGACCGTATTCGATCTAGGCAATCTTGGGGGGTCAACTACTTGGACCCTTACGGTTCATTGACCTACGATCAAGCTCTGCGCCAAAACGGATTCAATACTGTCAACTCAAATTCATGGCATTTTGGCAAAGATGCCCATTGCTTTTGGGCAGACTTTGTGCTAGAATACTGTATCCAAAACCAAATCATTGATCGCCGTGAAATACTTACTGATTGACACTGCCAATACCTTTTTTCGAGCAAGACACAGTGCTTTTCGAGCAGCTGACAGTTGGGAAAAAGTGGGCTATGCGCTACACATCACTCTCAGCAGTGTGAATCGTGTGGTCAGACGATTTGGTGCTGACCACGTGGTATTTGCTCTGGAGGGGCGCAGCTGGCGCAAAGATCACTACGAACCTTACAAAAAGAATCGAGCTGTGGCTCGTGCTGCGCTGACCGAAACAGAACAGGAAGAAGATCGGCTGTTCTGGGAAGCCTATGACAACCTCACTAAATACTTGAGCGAAAATACCAACTGTAGTGTGATTCGTCATCCCGAAGCAGAAGCCGATGATGTCATTGCTAGATTCATTGCGCTTCACCCCAATGACGAACACACCATAATTTCTTCAGACACAGACTTCGTGCAACTTTTGGCAGAAAACGTGCGTCAATTCAATGGCGTAACCGACGAACTTCACACCCTCAAAGGCATCTTTGATGGCAAAGATCGACCAGTGATGGACAAAAAAACCAAACAACCAAAAGTCACACCCGACCCTGCGTGGCTGTTGTTTGAAAAATGTGTGCGCGGAGATCCCACTGACAATGTGTTCAGTGCTTACCCAGGCGTGCGGGAAAAAGGCACCAAAAATCGTGTGGGCCTGCGGGAAGCATTTGGTGATCGAGATCGACGAGGTTACAACTGGAACAATCTCATGCTTCAGCGTTGGACTGATCACAACGGTGCGGAACACAGAGTTCTAGATGACTATGAACGCAACCGCACTCTGATTGATCTCAACGCACAACCTCAGGCTGTCAAAGACAAAGTTGATCAGGCCATTCGTGAACAAATTTCACACAAAGACATTGGCCAGATTGGCACCAGGTTCATGAAGTTCTGCGGCCGATTTGAACTAAACAAAATCAGCGAGTCAAGCGAGCAATATGCTGCTTGGCTGCGTCAACATTATCAAGGAGCATTGATTCAATGATTGTAGCTAAACCAGTGATCCAAGATCAGTTTTGGATTTTAAGACAAGACGATCAAAAAATTGGCAATATCACAGCCACCAGTGACGGGTTTGATGTCAAAATCAACGACCGTGTGACTAGATTTAAAACCATCAGCATGATTGCTCAACGAGGCATAGAGTTTGAAACTGTTGCGCACAGACCCCCGCCACTGAAAACAAACACTGTACACGGGTTTCCAGCACAGGGTCGAGTGTTCAATCCCACATGGGACGTCAAGCACGGACTGCCACTGTATACCAAGACCAAAAAATCCAAGTCTTGGTTTTGTGGTGGCTGGTATAGAATCAAACAAGGACGTCATTGGGAAGTCACAGAATCTCCCAAGCTGATTGCTGTACAACGTTATCCTTATCAAGGTCCTTTTTATACCAAGGATCAAGCCCAACAACCAATACCTGTTCAACTGCCATGAATCCATTTAGAGACCAAGAAAAATTTATGCGGGCCTGCGATCAAAGTGTAACAGGCAATCAAGCACAGTGGGACATGTATGTCAACTTGATCGAAGAAGAATTCACAGAACTTCAAGAGGCAGAGGATGACGAAGAGGCCTTGGATGCTTTGATTGACATTCTTGTGGTAACCATTGGAGCCATTCACTCCATGGGCGCAGATGGCGAGGGCGCATGGAAAGAAGTCATGCGCACTAACTTTGCCAAAATTGACAAGGACACTGGCAAGGTTCGCAAGCGTGAAGACGGCAAGGTGCTCAAGCCTCAGGGTTGGACGCCACCTGACCTAAAACAATTCTTGAAGAAAAAATGAAAACTCGCGAACAAATCATCACTGACATGTGCTATACATGGCGCCATGACTATGGACTGGATCGACAAGAACACGACGGACCAGGTGGTCTGATCAGCTGTGGCCTGACCACTCAAGAGCGTGAACAGTTATGGCGTCAAATGGCTCAGATATATGATTGCTGTATAGCGCCTGCGATGGAACCCAAACATCCAAGCACTGGCTCATGGGCAAAATATCAATGGAACAATTGGGTTGAACCATGAGTATCCATATCAACAGGTTTGTGGACCTAGTCAAGGCCCACGAAGCTCGTGGACAAAGAGATGTGACCATGAGCATAAGAGATGCCAAAGATCTACACAGTGATATCACAAAATTGTTGCTGGCAGTGACAGAACTACAACGCCTGGCTCTGGAATCGCAGCAAGAAATCAAGGTAAATCTTGCAGCCAGCAAGTTTTAAACTGCGCATATTTCTAGATAAATAAATCTAGGAGCACACAGTGAGCAGACCCAAACCACAAGTGTTGATTGAACACACCAACAAACACAACTACAAAACCGAGCAAGTTTTGGCCAGTGATGGTATCTGGGCTGTGTTTTTTGACAACAAACCAATCAACCTCAAAACCAGCAGTATGTTGGCTCAGTATCCTGGTCCCAAGTACAAAAAAGTATCTTTCAGCAATCCTGGACATGCTGTGAACTTGGCCAAGAAACTCAACACACAGTTCAAAACCAGCAAGTTCACAGTGGTTCTGCTCAGAGCTGGGGATCAAGTTTATCCCAATGCCCAGCAGGCTTGAAATCACAAGAAAGATTGTTCAAGATCTAGAACCTGATCAACGGCCCAGTGAACAGTGGGCAGAACGACATTGGTGGGCCAACATTAGAAGTTCAGGCGGATTGCGATTGTCATTGACTGGATTACAGGCCTTTGAGTCTTTGAAATTGGAAAGCTGGCAGTACCCTTTGCTGTCAATCACACCCAGAGTGTTGATGATCCTGGATCAAAAACTCACCTGCCCTTACTACATCAAGTTGGGTCGGCAGTCACAGATCACACTGTTCGGCAGCCGAGAGGCCACGCTGTTTGGGTTGTATGGTGATGCCAATCGTTTTTTGGGGATGTTGGATAGAGATTGACACACAGTTAATTTTGTTGTACACTGTGGGAATACTGCGCCTGTAGCCAAGCGGTCACGGCAATCGACTCATAATCGATGGATCGGGGGTTCAAATCCCTCCGGGCGCACCAATTTATACTGATGAAATGATCCAATTGGAAGAACTATGACCAAGTTAAGCAGCAGCCCTGATCGTGGCTCATTTCAACGAGACAGCTTGATGCGTCAAGTAGAAGAAGGCAGGACCACTGCGGAACATGCTACTGAAATGGTTGAGCTTTTCAAAACTTGGGACCAGCTTCGACAAGAAAAAGAACAACAACCTGAGTGGGCAGTAAACAACATGGAACATGATCTTCGCACCACTGAGTGGATCTGTGCCAAGGCTCAGGCCAGTGATGTCTACGCTCAAAATCTCTATGCGGCCATGTGTAATAGATCATTTCAAAAAATTGACGTTTGGCCCATGCTCAAAGGTGAGACCTGGAGTTGTAGCTGGCGGTATGCCGGCGGTATTGTGGCCGACATGTGCGGCAAAGGCGACTACATGGATTATTACTGTTCGGGAATTCGCGGCGATCTCAGTGACGATGATCTCGGTAGTATGACAGCAGAACACATTCAACAATATGAATATTACAGCAAACACTTTGTGGGCGAAAGCCACGTCACTGACGAGATCCGTGCGGATTTGCGTCAACTAGGATGGTCGGTGTTGGATGATGACAGTTAATGATCAGCGCTGGCTGTACCAGCCGCGGTCATGATAAACGTCCAACACATCCTGTAGATAATCATCATACAACGGTGCCACTGCTGACAGCGTAAACTTCTCGCCGTGAGCGCGACAGGCTTCAGTGTCTAATAGCTGTACTTTGGCGCAGGCTTCTACAAAATGCCTAAACATGCGGCAGCGATAGCCTGACACATTGTGATGATTGTATTCAGCAAACGCAGAATGGTCGGGGGTGACAGTGGGAGTTCCTGACAACCATGCTTCAACTTGAACACCTGCGAACGGTTCCAAATACTTGCTGGCAATGATCAGGCCAGCTGCTTTGGCCAGCAACATTCTACGTCGCAGTGGATCAGCATAGCCCACATACTGAACATGTGGCGGATTGGTTTTGTAACCCAGATCACTGAGTTGTCCTTGACCCGCAATCAGCAACTTTTTTCCTGCTGCTTCTGCTGCTTGAATGGCAATGTCTACACCCTTGCTTTCAATCACTCGTCCGAGATACAGCAAATAGTCTTCTTTGTCGCTGCGATCCGCATAATCAAAATCATCGGGATCAAAATAATTGGGTATCACTCGGTGATACCAGTTGTGTAAACATTTGACCACAGCTTCGGGTGTGGCCAGCGCACACATCACAGCATTGCTCTCGTACACACGCCACTGACTAAATGCGCCCAGATATCCAATGCCACCTTCTATAAATGGCACAGCGGGGAAAGCATCCGCAATGGGTTTGTGTCCGTAGCCCCAAAATCCCACGATCACTGTGTCTGAAGTGATCAATGGAGCAATGGCAGCAATGGCAGAGCTATTGAAATGCTGATGAGCTACATCATCACTTTTGAAGAATTTACCAAAGCCATGGTATTTCCAGATGTGTTGATCAACATAGGCATCACCGTAGCTCTGTCGCAATACGTTGTTGTCAATCACAGACACCTGATGTACATCATTGGCAACATAAATGTCTGAGTCCACATGTCCAACATGGTAGACTTCATGTCCGCGTCCACTCATCATTTTGACAAATTTTCTTACCTTTTGAGTAAAGGCACAGGCCACATAATCTGAGTTGGTCACTGTGTGGGGGATCGCAGGTACTATGATACGCATGAGATATATATGCCGTTGGTTAAACTGGTTCAAATAATCTTGGCACATAGGCTAGCACTATGATCAACATTGAAAAATACAATTGAAAAAACCTATAGATCTGTCTTGACAATAGGCCTTGTAATCATATATACTTGTCTCAGTGTAAACACTGACTATCATTAACTAACCCAAGGAGAAACAATGAAAACTGTAGGTGATAAACTTTCTGCATTTGCCGTTACCGGTGTGCGTCCCGGGCAGCCCGAAGACGCTTTCTATACCATCACTGACCAAAGCTTTGAAGGCAAGTGGAAAGTGATTGTGTATTACCCAAAATCTTTTACTTTTGTTTGCCCCACAGAAATAATCGGATATGATAAACTTTATCAGGATTTCGAAGATCGCGACGCTGTATTGCTAACAGGAACAACAGATAACGAATATTGTGTCGTTGCATGGCAGAAAGATCACGTTGATCTAAAAAATATCAAACATATTCAATTTGCCGATACACAAAGAGGTGAATTCAGTTTAGTTGAGCAATTGGGTGTATTTTTTGGTCCAGCTGGGGCACCATTAAGAGCAACATTTATCATTGATCCCGATAATGTTATTCAACATGTGACCGTCAACAACTTGAACGTGGGTCGCTCACCAGAAGAAACCCTGCGTGTGCTAGACGCCCTGCAAACTAGCGAACTGTGTGCTTGCAACCGCACTGTGGGCGGCGATACACTAAAGGTATAACATGATTGATTGCATGATCATTGGAGATTCAATTGCTGTGGGCACTGCTGCTGCCAGACCCGATTGTGTGAGTTACAGTCGCGGCGGTTGGAATTCATGGCAGTGGAATCGAGATTATTTAAATGTTGCCAGCGGTAAACCATACAAAACTGTGATCATCAGCCTGGGCGCCAATGATCACAAAGGTGTGGCCACCGAAAGAGAGTTGTTGAAAATGCGTTCTTCAATCCGGGCTGATCGAGTGTTTTGGATCAGCCCTGGTCAAGAACGCAAACCAGTGCCTCAAGACGCCATAGAACGTATTGCTCGTCAGTACGGTGATACTGTATTACCCAGGCCACAGGAACACATGAGCAGTGATGGTATCCATCCCACTGGTCGTGGTTACAAAATACTAGGAGAACAAACGCGATGACTCAATGGGTAGATCAACTCAAAGAAACCATTCCTGACTATGCCAAGGATGCCAGACTCAACATTGATGCTGTGATCAAGCGCAGCACATTGCCCGTAGAAGAAGCCGAAGCCTGTGCTGTGGCTGCTGCCTTTGCCACTGGCAACACCAAATTTTGGACTTGGCTACATAGTGTTATTTCAGACCGTAAAGAAGCTGATGCCGCTGTCACTGCTGGATCTATCATGGCTCAAAACAACATTTGGTATCCCTATGTTGAAATGGCCGACGACGAACAGCTCAAGGGCCTGCCAGCTCAACTGCGCATGAACGCCATTGCGTTACATGGTGGCACCACCAAGGCTCGGTTTGAGGCATACAGCCTGGCAGCAAGCATTGTAGGCAAGTGTCACTTCTGTGTAAAAGCACACTACGAAACTTTGAAAACGGAAGGCTACACCGTGGAGCAACTGCGTGACATAGGCCGCATTGCTGCTGTGATCACTGCTGTGAGTCGTGTGTTGGCCAACTGATTGGAATCTAAATTTCCATAATAGATTGACAAGACATAAATAAACCTATACAATGCTCGTTATGACACACTGGATCTATAACCTCAATAAGATAGCACAGACACTGAGTCTGTGTGATCGCCCCATCACAGGGTTGGTCATTGAGCCAGTGTTATATGAGCACTGCTCAGA